CTGGTGTTCATAATCGGCCGGGAGGTCTTTGGTGCGCCGCCCCAGCGCAGCGGCCAAGGCGTGCCCGCGCTCGTCGCTCAGGCGCCAGGGGCCTTCCCCCAGCATGGCACCGCGCGGGGCGTCGAAGGTCCCGGCCGGCAACAGCAGTTGCGCCGCGCCGACGGTGGCGGGGAGAGTGAGGGCAGCGATGCGCGGCGCGGGGTATGGCATGGGCGCATCCTAGGGGGTGCGCGGGCGGGTTGGGGTGGTGGGATTGCGCCGTTTTCAAAGGATTAAGGATGAAGGATGAAGGTTGAAGGGGGACCCGACCGGGCCTTCTGCGCCTTCATCTTTCATCCTTCATCCTTCAACCTTCAAAACCGGCCCTGTGAGGCATCCGCACCCCGAGGGGCGGCGGGTGTACCGGGTAGGTGCCGCCGATCGATCATGAGCGTTTTTAACCGGGGTTTAACCGCGGTCCCGCGGCCGGGTGTCGGTCAGCTACAGGGCCGCGGCCAGGTGGCGACGCAGGATGGCGATGATCTCCTCCTTGTCGGCGGGTGACAGCCCCAGGAATGGCCGCGCCGGGATGTCTCCCCACAGGTGCGGCCACTGGGCGCGGGTGCCGCCGAATTGCTGCATCGCACCATAGACCCGGTTCGTTCCCACGGCGACGGCGGTGCCGCTGGCTTCCAGTTGATAGCGGATGGTGTCTTGCAGGAGGCCGGAGTCGCGCAGGATGCGCGCGGCGGCCAGCATCGCTACCCCCTTCTTGGTCAGGGTGCGGCCTCCGGTCTTGGTCTTGCGCTTGGACATGCGCCCGCGGGCCGCCGCCAGGTCCCCCAACGCATCAGGCGATAGGTATCCGACCGACTTACCGTCCGCCCCGCCCTGCTTGCCGGTGCCGGCCAGGCGTCGCAACAGCGTGATGTCCGACAACTGTGCCCAGGGCGTGCCGTCCGGCCCGGACTGCCGGCGGAAGTGTTCGTCCGTCGCACGCAACAAGTACTCGCCGATGTCGCGGAGGGCGGGCTTGGGGTTTTTGAGTTCGGCAAGCAGGCGGGCCAGGGCGGCGCGAACGGCGGCGTCGTCGACGGTGATGGTGAGATTGGCGCCGGCCATCAGGAGTCGGCGCGTCCCGCCCCGGCGGGCTGGTTGCCGTCGCGCGGGGGTTCCGCATCGGCCGGCGGCAGTCCCACGACATCCGCCAAGTCACCCGCGGCTGCCGGGCCGTAGGCGGATGAGATGATCCCCGCGTCGGGCTCAAGCCCCGGCGGGATAACGATCACGGTAGCGTCGTTCAATGGTTTCTCCGATCTTCTTGGCCATCGGCCGGGGGGCGGCACTGTTGCGGTATTCGGCCCACCCCTCAGCGATCATTTCTTTGATGTTCTTGCCCGCGTAGCCGGACACATCGGCCCGCACCACGGCCGGCCCTTGTGCCCATAGCGCTTGGATCTCCGGTTCGTTCGCGATCTCCAGCAGCGTGTCGAGTTGGTGTCCAAGCTCGTGGTCGACCACGGCCTTGATGGTTTGCGTGCCCGGCGGGTGCCAGCCGGTCTTGACATCATTCGCCAGGGTCGCCTTCAACGCTGCGGGGTCCTTGCCCCACTTAGCGTTTACCGCGATCCCTGACACGCTCGGCTGATCCCACGAGTGCGCGTAGGTATTGCCCGCCACCTTCTTGGCCTTGACCTTACGTTCCGCGTACGCCCGCAGCGCGCCATCGTCGACCCCCGGATTCGCCGCCCGCAGGCCGTCTAAGATGCGTGCCACTTCCAGCGCGCGCCAGCGGGAAAACTGTGCCTGCGCTGACCCGGCAAACTTTTGGCGCGCGCGCAAGGCGGGGAAGTCGGTCAGGTGCTCGAAGAGTGAGCGGTTCCAGGCGTTCGCGACTTCCGGCTTGACCCCAGTATAGTCGGCGAAGTCGACCAGGTTGGCATCGACGGCCCATTTTCCTGCGGCCTTGGCCGTGGCGTGTTCCTCGAAGGTCCGGATATCGGCCAGCAGATCCCGCCCCAGCGGCCCCGGCAGCGCTGCCGCCTTGCGCTCGACCGTCGCGCGCAGGTGTTGGAGACTCGCCCCCGGCGCATAGTCCCACCCGCGGCCGATCCCGCGGGTATCCCCCGGCGGCACCGGCGCCCGGTCGGGGCCGGCCTTGCCCAGCTTCTCCAGGTCCTGGTCACTGACCGCGAACACCCGGCACTTGCAGCCCCAGTCGTTGGGCGGGTAGTGGGTCTGCCAGAAGGGGTCATCGACCGGCAGGACCAGGCCGTCCCAGGCCAGATGCTCCGGGCGCGGGCTCAGCACGCCGTCAGCGTGGCGATACAGCAGATAGGGCCGGGTGGCCTGCACCTCTTGGATCTGCGCCCAGCGCCCGGCGGCGTAGGAGGTCCGCAGGTTGGTGCTGTAAATCACCTCCGTGCGCCAGGCGCGGCCCTCCGCGGTGCCGTCCCCGGTCCAACCGACCCAGCCGTTGCGCTCCACCAGGGCGTCGAAGTCGCGGCGGAACTCCGCCAGCGTGGTGCCTTGCTCGATGCCCTTGAGCACCGCGGCGTGCAGGTCCGCCAGCAAGTCGGCGGAGGTCACGCCGGCGACGACGAAGGCGCGGTCGTGGGCTGCGCCCAGCAGGTCGTCCCAGTGCTCGGTGGGGAGGTTGAGCTTGGACTTGAAGAAGGCGATCTGCTCCGCGAACGGGAGCGAGCCGTAGGCTGCGTCGTCAGGCATGGTCGGGCGCGCCCATCATGCGGCCGGAGGCCGCGCCCGGGCGGCTGCGGCCTGGAGCGCAGCGATGACCGTCGGGACCCACGACAGGGGGATCTTTAGTCCATCGCCTTCGATATCGACCTCGATGGCATCGGCGTTCGCCCACGTCGGGCCTTCGACCGGGTAGACGCGCACATAGCCAGACGGGTCCCGGATCACATCGTCGACCTGGTCGTAGATTACCAGCGGATCAGTCATGTTCAGGCTCCACGGTCGATGTCATAGCGTCCGGCCAGGTCCGCCGCCGCCAACCCCTCACCCAACACCGCGACCAGCCCCTCCCGGGGCAGGGCCGGATAGAGCGTGAGCAGCCGCGCGCGGAAGGCGGCCATGTCTTCACAGGCCGCCAGGGCCGCATCCAGTTCCGCCCGCACGACATCCACCAGGGCGAGTACGGCGGGTTCGGTCGAGCGGCCCAGAGCCGCGGTGTGGGCGTCGGGCCAGTCGGGGCCGGCCGGCGGGCTCGGGCTGTCGGCAGTGGCCAGCGCCGCCAGGGCAGTCAGGCCGGCGCCTTCGACCATAGGATAGAGTGCACACATGGTCGCCACCCCGGCAGAGAGGTCGGCGCCCCGGCGCACCGCGGCAGCCAGCCGGGTGCCGGGATCGCGCAGCAGTGCCTGTTCGGCGGGATCGTCCCGATAGCGGTCCTGCCAGGCGACTGATGCGGGGTGGGTGGGCGGCCATTCGGCCATGGATGGCACGCGGCCGGCCAGATCGCGCAGGGCGGCCAGCGCCGCGGCCTGGACAGGGATGGCCGCGCCCGGCGCCGCGGTCGTCGATTGCAGCACGGGCTCACCCGCCGCGGGTGACGGGATCCCGGTTTGTGCTCTGACCCAGGCTTCAGGGATCTGGAGCAGGGCCGAGAGGTTCTGCATACCCAGCCCGAAGCTGTTGAGATCCCCGGGCGCGATGACGGCACCCGCGCCGATCTCGGGCGCGGCCCCAGCATCGAGCGCCCCGGGCGCTGCGACGGACGCCCCCAGCGTCGGCTCATCCCCCGTCGGCTCCGGGATGCCGGTCTGGGTGCGGACCCAGGACACGGGGATATAGGCGCCCATGCCGGAGGATGTTAGGCGCTGCAGGCTGGTGGAGAACGCCGTCAGGTCGGTCGGCTCGCGGGTGTCGAAGCGCCACACCGGGGCGCGGCGCGGATCATCCACCAGGCCGTTGAGGGCGGCCAGCGGATAGAGCAGGTCGCGCCCCAGGGTGCTCTGCACCTGGCGCGCATCCGAGACCAATAAATCCCGTTTCACGTCCCCTTGCAGGTCGGCGACCCCGGAGCCCATACCGGTCGCGGCCGGGGTGCTGGAGAGGCTGCCGCCCAGGATGGCGCGGGACATGACAGCGTCGGCGTACTGGACCATGGCGAGGAACGGCTCGGCCTGGCCCTCGGCCGCGGCCAGCAGGTCAATGCGCATCCCCTCGGGCATGATGCCGGCGGCGTGCCGGCCCAGGTCGCGCACGGCGCGGAACAGGGTGGCCTTCTCGGTGGGTCCGGCGCCGCTGGGGTAGTAGCCCAGGCGCATCGGCAGGCCGTAGATCTCCAGCCACTCCGCCATATCGCGCAGCGAGAACTGCCGCATGATCCAGGGCCAGGTCAGGATGCGATAGAGCCCGGACCGTGCCAGGTAGCCGGAGCGGGCGCGGTGGGTGTGGGTGATCCAGCCGTAGGGCCAGAGTTCGGCCCCGTCAGACGACTGGTCGCGCAGGCGCAACTGGGTGCGGGTGCCCTTGTCGAGTTGGAACCAGGTCTGCGGCCGGTGCTCGATGTGCCCCGGCAGGCGTTCGGCGCCGGGGCCTGACCAGGTGATCTCCAGGCAACTGAAGCCGTGGCCCACCGCGTCCATCAGGTCGAGCAGCACGTCTTCCAGGTCCGGGATGCCGCCCAGCAGGTCCGCCACGGCGGCGGCCTGGCGCTTCTCCCGGGCGCTCGGGTTGCGCGGGGGCTCAATGCTCCAGGGGATGCTGAGGATGGCGCGGCGGCGCTTGGCCATCTCCGCGTGGAGGTGCGGGTCGCGCTCCTCCATGTCCAGATAGAGTTCCGACTGCTGGGTCAGGTCCCCGGCTTCGGCCGCCTCCAGCAGGCCGGCCATGCGCTCCGGCGTGATGCCTCGCACCGGGTGCCCGGCCCAGGTGCGGGCGAGCGCCTGGGTAGATGCGCCCTCGGTCTGGCGCTCGCTGAGCGTCCTGGGGGCGACCGGGCGGCCGAAGTAGTCGGCGAGCGCAGCGGCGGCGGTGCGGAGCAGTCCGGCCATCAATAGAGTCCTCGGCGGTCGTCGTCATCGGTGGCGTGCGGGTCATCGAAGGCGCGCGCGGCGGCCGGGCCGGGGCCGCGCGGGACGGACTCCCACTCGATAGGCCCGGACGCGGGGTGGCTCGCGGCGAACTCCATCAGGCAGCCGGCGATGGCGCCGTCCCCGTGGCGCACCAGGTCGGGTTCCTTCAGGTCCCGGCGCTCCAGCTTGGGCACCATCGGGGTGCCGTCCACGTACTCGACCGCCCGGTGGTCATCCTCGAGGCTGCCGTCGCGCGGCAGGGTCAGATAGCCGTCTTCGAAAAGTTGGATGTAGCGGGCCATGTGCTCGCCGTACCAGGCGCGCGACAGCACGACTTCATGCACCGGGCCGCCGGTGTAGCGGCCGGTCTTGGGGTCCAGCACGGCGCGGCCGTAGTGATCGCCGGTGTACTCCATGAACACCTGGCCGGGGCCGGAGGCGTCCCCGGCGAAGGTCCAGCGACCACGCGGCAGGCCGTCCAGCAGGTGCCAGAGGATCTGTTCTTGCGCCCGGGCGGGGGCGTTGTGCAGTTCGATGATGAACGGCGCGTCCCGGCGTAGTTCTTGCGAGAGCAGCGCCGGGGTGATGACGCTGAAGTGACGATGGCGCGCGAAGTCCATGCCGACCGCCCAGCGCGCTTGAGCGGCGCGGGGCTCCAGGAGCGCTGCCAACAGCGGCGCCAGGTGGGCGGCGATCCAGAGGGCGACCCAGGTCTCGCGCTCGGTCTCGGCCTGGCGCGTGAAGTCGTCGGGGAAGACTATGCGCAGGAACGGG